TCAAAAGCATCCGCAAGGGCAACGTCAACCTGAAAGACTCGTTCTGCGCCGTCAAAGACGGGGAGATGTTTCTCTATGGGATGCACGTCTCCCCCTATGAGCAGGGCAATATCTTCAACAAAGACCCGCTTCGCCCGCGCAGGCTCCTCATGCACAAGCGTGAGATCATGCGGCTGTACGGCAAGGTGAAACAGGACGGATATGCGCTGATCCCGCTGAGCGTCTATTTCCGCGGCAGTCTCGTCAAGGTCGAGGTTGCGCTCGCAAGAGGCAAGAAACTCTACGACAAGCGAGACGACGCCGCAAAGAAAGACGCCAAGCGCCAGATCGACCGCGCAATGAAAGGACGGTAATCCTATGGAAAATCCCATTATGACCCTTACAATGACAGATGGCGGCAAAATCGTCTGCGAACTCTACCCCGAGAAGGCGCCGCAGAGCGTCCGCAACATGATCTCCCTTGCAAACAAGGGCTTTTACGACGGCCTGATCTTCCACCGCGTCATCTCTGGCTTCATGATCCAGGGTGGCTGCCCCAAGGGCACCGGCACCGGCGGTCCCGGCTACTGCATCAAGGGCGAGTTCAAACTGAACGGCGTGAAGAATAACCTCAGCCACAAGCGCGGTGTTCTTTCTATGGCCCGCGCGCAGGCAGCCAACTCCGCCGGCAGCCAGTTCTTCATCATGCACGAGGACGGCGAATTCCTCGATGGCCAGTACGCCGCGTTTGGCAAGGTGCTGGAGGGCATGGATGTCGTTGACAAGATCGCCGCTGTGAAGACCGACGGGAACGACCGTCCGCTTACTGAGCAGAAGATCGCTTCCATCCGCGTTGACACCAAGGGTGAGGAATACCCCGAGCCCGATAAACTCCGCGACCCTTACGGACGCGGATGACCGCGGCCGTCATAACCGGTGCGTCCGCCGGGCTTGGCGCGGAGTTCACGCGCCAGCTTGTGCGGGAATTCCCGGAGATCGAGGAATTCTGGCTTATCGCCCGTCGCGTGGGCAAACTTGAAGAGTTGGCCCAGCAGTTCCCGGACAAGAAATTTGTCTGCATGGGCCTGAACCTGCTCGACCCCAAAAGCTTCCGCTATCTCGGCGAAAAGCTTGCCGAGCAGAAGGCCGACGTGCGCGTGCTCGTCAATAACGCGGGCTGCGGCACGACGGGCAATATCGGCTTCGGCGCGACCTCAGCAGATGTTATGCGTGTCGTTGACCTCAATGTCCGTGCGCTGACCATGGTCACGCAGACAGTTATTCCATTTATGACGCGCGGGGCGAAGATCATCAACGTCTCGTCCATCGCGGCTTTCTGCCCTACGCCCCGCATGACGGTCTACAGCGCCTCCAAGGCGTATGTCTCCGCCTTTACCGGCGGCATCGCCGACGAGTTGCGGCCCAAGGGCATTTCCGTCACAGCCGTCTGTCCCGGCCCCATGAAGACCGAGTTCTTCGATGCCGCGGGCGACCATGACCTGTTCGGCAATATTCCATGGTGTGACCCGGTAAAGGTTGTTGCCGGGACAATTCGGGCGGCGAAAAAGGGCCGGACGTTCTACACGCCGACCGTATTTAACAAGTTCTATCGCTTCGTGGCCAAGATCCTGCCCATGAAGTGGATGATAAAAGCAACGAGAGTTTAAGTTAGAGTTTTCCAGCGATCCGCAGCGGTTTCCCGCTGCTATATGGGGCTGCACTGGTTTCGACGGGGGCAGTGAGGCTGGATAAGCGGGCGGAGGCGCCTGGCCTCCATAAAACGGGCAATTTTTCTAAATTAACTGACAACACTTACGTTGCTCAGGCTGCCTAATTAGGCAACCCGTCCTCCCCGGAAGGGCCACGAGCCGGGCTTGGGCGTGATTTAGTGGCGTCCGTGAACGCAGTAAGCTTTGCCTGCGTCACGCATCATGAAGCTACTAAGGCGCGGAGAGTGTCTGCTCCCGCCGCGCCGAGGGAATGTAAATAACAGACTGCGCCCGGAGAAAGTCCAGTCAAGTTGCTTTCGGACAGGGGTTCGATTCCCCTCAGCTCCACCACAAGAGAGTTATACGAACGCGATACGGCGACGGAGAAATCCGCATCACCGCATTCGGGTTCGTATTTCTTTGTCCGTTGCCATGCAGCAAAAAAGAGGCAGACGTTTGATGCGTCTGCCTCTTTTTATAACGAAGTTCGTTATAATCTACCATCTTCCTGCAAAATGAGAAAATACTTGTTATATTTTCTCGTAAAGGAGCATGGCTATGATTAGGATTTTACTGTCCACGCGCCTCGGCGAAAGGCGCTGGACGCAGGCTGATCTCGCTCGCGCAACTGGCATACGTCCGTCTACCATCAACGACTACTACCACGAATTTGCCGAGCGCGTCAACCTTGAGCATCTGGATTTGATATGCGAAGCACTGGACTGTGAACTCGAAGAGCTGATTATCCGCATACCGAACAGTGAGCCGCGGGTACGGACACGGACCGGCTTTGAATTACATACCAAACGCTGACTTGCTCCCCGAAGCCCGGACGCTTACCATGCGTCCGGGCTTTTTATAGATGCATCTAAATCTCTGTTCCGTCTGGCAAAACGAAGATGATCTTCGCGCTGCACCCCAGGGCGCTTGCCAGCGACTCAATATCCTTTTCCGTGAAGTTGCCACGAGTCATTTTGTTCGACAGGTTCTGGCGCGTCTGCCCGGACGCTTCGGCCAATTCGCCCATCGTCATGTTTTGCCGTTTCATAATTAGACGCAGCTTCTCTGCAACTGAAATATCCATACTATCGCCTCCTGCTATCACTATACACGATTCCGTGTCGATTGTCAAAAACTTTTTTGCAAATTTCACGATAAAATGTAAATTATCTATTGACAAATGACACGAATTAGTGTAATATAAGCATGTAAGGCAAAGCCGAACAGCTTTTTGAAAGGAGCGAGGTGAATGAACGACGTGAACGTCACCGAGGCGTTGCTGAAAGCAATCCTCGAACTCATCGAGAAGTGCGAAACGCTCGAAGAACTCCGCGAAAGCGTCAAGCGCATCATGGATGAGTAAATAAAAAGAGTAGCGGCCCCTTCCACAGACCCGCTACTCAAACACCCCGAAAGGTGAGCCGGGAGCCTTACCCCGGCCACCTTGATTATAACCGAGTAAGGCAAAAATATCAAGGAGGAACACAAAATGAAATACGCTGACATCAATCGCAGATTTACCGAGATCGTAGCCGAGTGGCTGGCCAAGGGCTACTCCATCAATACCGCTTCCATGAGCGGCAGTCAGGGCGAAACCGCAAAGATCGATCTTACGGACGGCAAAGAGATCGTCCGCATCTTAGTAGACCTCTTCTCTGATTACGCGGCAAACGTTGAGGGCGTCGAGATCATCGTCGGCAAGGCGCTGGATGCCGATGTCCGCCCCAACAACAACGACAACTGGGCGACGCTCTGGAACAACCGGCTCGAAGTCCTCCAGCAGGAACGGTTTTTCAAAATCGGTGAAAACCGCGTAAGCGGTACGCAGTACGGCACCGAGGCCGAGGCGAAGGCCGCTGCAGAGCTGCGCCTCAAGCGGTACATCGCTAAGGAGTGTTCTTCCAAAAGCAAAACATTTACCGGTGAGGCCATCGAGATTGCCAAGCGCGTTATCCGCCGCAAGTTTGGGGCCAACCGCATTGCCACGGCCTACGTAATGGTTTTCAAGTATGACAACGCATATTGCGTCAGCTACCGGGACAGAACCTATCGGCTGCGTTGAAAGGGGAAATCCGCACCATGAAGAAGATAACTGCTATGGATTACAAGAGAGCTGCCAGAGACGCCATGAAAAAGACCGTCGGCTTTGCACCCGCCCTAAAGAACATCATCCCTATGGAGGGCGGAGACAACGGCGAGATCGTCACAGACGTTGCTTTCTGCATCGCAGCCACCGGTAAAGGGTACTCTTGGAGAATCGGCGGCGAAGTCGAAAGAGCTGAAGCGTATGACATCCAGCCTCAGAACGCATAAGGGCAAGGAGGAAACCAAATGAAAAGCGTAAAAGTCGAGTGGTGCGAAAACTTCATCCGGGCGCGGTTCACGAAGCATCATCCATTTCCCGGCGGCGGAATTGAGGTCGGCTGTTTCTGGAACATGGCAGAACGCGCCGGGCTGTGGGAACGCGGAACCTACGGTTCTCCAATGAGCGAAGCGCTGTCTAAGCTTTGCAAGATTGAAGATGTCCGCGACGAAAACGGAAACACCTGCTACACGGTATTCAAGCTGGCGTAATCTGGCGTAATAATGTTCCAGCCCCGGAGGTTGCGAGGGCAGAAGGAGAATATCATGCACATCATCGGATTCACAATTAAGCAGACTGGGCGGGTTATCGGTAGTACCCCAATCCGAGAGCAGGCAACAGGGGCAGCCAAAGCCCGCACCCAGCAGACGCGACTCCCTGTTTCCGTCATTGCCCACTGTGACACTGGCAAGGAGATAGAGGTTATCTTTCATCCTGACGGCACCAGCGAACGGATCAGAAAATAATCGATGCTGCCTGACCTACCGGGCATACGGGGAGAAAGGACAGGCCATGAATAAAATCCGCCGCAAGAATTTGCAGGCTATCATTGACCAGTTAGAGGAGCTGAAAGGCGGCCTCGAAGACCTTCAGGCCGAGGAAGAAGAATACCGAGACAACATCCCGGAGAATATGCAGGAAAGCGAACGCTATGAAAAGGCCGACGAAGCCTGCGACAATCTTTCCAGCGCCGTGGACAGTCTGGAAGAAGCCATCAGCAGCATCGAAGCTGCTATCGAGTGAAAGGAGCCATCATGGAAGACAAAATCATCATTGACCGCATGGACGCGGAAGAATTTCTCGCAATGCTCATGGACGCTGCCAAGCAGGACAACCCGACCCAGTATTACAGCACCGCCCAGATTATTGAGAACATCGCCAGCGAGTTCAAGAACCTTTGCAAGCTGTAAATCCAAGGCTGTCCTACCGGCGTGACGGGGAGAAAGGAAATGCTATGACCTATCTTGAAATTCTCGGCTGGGCGCGTAAGGGCATTCAGGCCGATAAAGCGAAACATCGCGAGATGCAGGAAAAGGCCCTTGAGGGGCAGGCGCTCGACATCGCAAGACACTGCCAGGAAGTTATTGATGCGCTCGATGTCAAGCTGGCAACTCTCGATGAGATCGAAGACCTGCACAACAGAAAGTGAGGGACAGCATGGAGAATAAGTCCTGGACAGTCACTTATCGCAATCGTGACAACGGCCAGCGGATCACCGCCGCTGTGTTCGCAGTGGATCAGCAGCAGGCACGAGAAAAAGCCAAAGCCGACGGCCGCGAGGCATGGGAAGTCGAAAGTATCGAACCAAACGAGGAAACGCTGGCGCGGATTCTCATTGCCGAATTTGCCAAGAAGCAGCAGGGCGGACACTTCGCGTGTCCACGCTGTGGGAAGATGACGATGGACGCAGAGAGTGTCACGCGCAATGCCCTCAGCCGCCGTGTCGGCTGCTACATCTGCGATACTTGCGGAACGGTTGAGGCCATCGAAGGTTTCGCGCATAAGCAGGATTTGCTCAGCACGTGGGCAATCGTGAGAGAACCGGAACGATGGCACATGCTGAGTTGGATTAGCGACAATATTAAGATTGATGGCCACGAGGGAACGTGGTACATCATTGACGAGGGTGATTTTCAGATTACCCCGGACGTGAACGGCGAGCCACAGACACTTACCGCGCACCTGTTTCTACTCGAAAGCAGAAAGTTCGGCGACGAAGCTGCGTGTCTGATCGTCGACAAGAAAAAGCAGCTTGTCATGGAAGATGTCTGGAACGGCTTTGACGATCTGGAAGACGCCGGGTGGGAGCGAATCGAAGAATAGTGTGCCGCGCGAATGAGCATTTCAAGATAAGCGCCTCTGTCGCGTCGCTGCTGGACTTGCAAGTTTAGGCAGCGCAAAGCGACGAGAGAATCAATGGGCAGATATAAAAACGGCGTAGCGAGCCGCCAGAGCC